CTTATCATTGTCGAAGACAGCAAAGAGGGTTGGGCCCACGCATATCAAGACCTCATCAATCTACTGTGGATGGGACGTCAGCCTGACTGGGACCTTTCACGGGTACGCCCAGCCGGTGCCCCGTTGCGGACATTTGGTGGTCGTGCGTCGGGACCTGAGCCACTGGAGAAACTCTTCGACCACACAGTCAAGATATTCAAAGGCGCAGAAGGTCGCAAACTGACGCCTGTCGAAGTCCATTCGCTGATCTGCATGGTGGGCCAAGTGGTCGTCGTTGGTGGTGTGCGCCGGTCAGCTCTGATCAGCCTGAGCGACTTGGGCGACGAAGAAATGAGGGTGGCTAAGAGCGGCGAGTGGTGGAAGGACAACCAACACTTTGCTCTGGCGAATAACTCAGTGGCCTATGAGCACACGCCTACGAGCACTGAGTTTATGGAAGAGTGGCTCAGTTTAGCTAAGTCAGGGAGCGGTGAGCGTGGCATCTTCAATCGCGAAGCAGCGCAAAGACATGCAGAGATGATAGGTCGCGACCACCGCAACGAGTTCGGCACAAATCCATGCTCGGAGATCGTGCTACGTGGGCAGGCCATTGACCCTGAGACAGGCAAAGGCATCCCAGCCACCGGCGGTCAGTTCTGCAACCTCACTGAGGTCGTTGTGAGAGCCACCGACACACCGGCTGACTTGGAACGAAAGATCAGGCTGGCAACGATCTTGGGTACCGTGCAGGCCACGCTGACGTCGTTTCCTTACTTGCGCCCAATATGGAAGGAGAACACCGAGAAAGAGGCTTTGCTCGGGGTATCGCTGACTGGCATCATGGACAACCCGTACACCAATGGCATGAACGGCTACGGTCTCGGTGCCTTGCTTCGACACCTCCGCAACGTGGCTATCACGACCAACCATCTGTGGGCCACAAAGATGGGCATTAACACGGCGGCGGCTGTCACCTGTGTCAAACCAAGTGGGACTGTGAGCAGCCTTGTTGACAGTGCCTCTGGAATACACGCAAGGCACTCGCCATACTATGTGAGGACCGTGAGAGGCGACAACAAAGACCCAGTCACTCAGTTCATGAAGGCGTCAGGCTTTCCCAACGCTGCCTGTGTATACAATGGTAGTACCACGACGGTGTTCTCGTTCCCGATGAAAGCACCCGACAAAGCACTCACACGCCACGACATGACGGCCATTGAACAGCTAGAGATGTGGCTGGAGTATCAAACGAACTTCTGCTGTCACAAGCCAAGCATCACGGTGAGCGTGAGAGATCATGAGTGGCCCGAGGTTGGGTCGTGGGTATGGAAGCACTTCGATCTCATGTCAGGCGTCAGCTTCCTCCCTCATTCCGACCACACCTATGAGCAGGCACCGTACCAAGATATCACTCCAGCGCAGTACGAGCGCCTGCTTGAGCATATGCCAAAGGGCGTGGACTGGTCCCGCTTGGCTGACTTTGAGAGGGGCATCGATAACACCACTGCCAGCCAAGAACTCGCGTGTACTGGAGGTGTCTGTGATGTCGTTGATATATCCTCAGCGGCTTAATCATAGCGACACGGTGCCCTGTCCCTCGTCGCAATGTGATCGGGGATACGAGGAGGGCGCACCTGTCTTCGACAGCTCGGGTGAGCCCAACGCAACGTACATCGTCTGTCCCACATGTCGTGGGATGGGCATCATAACGCGGACAGAGCTGCGCGAGTACATCATGGAGAGGCTTGGATAACGATGAATATCAAGAGAACATCGCCGGTGTCGGGGATCACACGCAACCTCGACATCGATGTGACGAAAGAACAACTTGTGCGCTGGGAGGCTGGCGCACTTATCCAAGATGTCATGGTTCACTTGAGCGCGGCTGATCGTGAGTACCTTGTGTCGGGGATTACTGACGACGAGTGGCAACGCATGTTTACTGAGGATAAGCGAGGCATCGAGGCTGACTAATGAGCAAGCTGCTGAGTGCCTAATGAACAAATGACTGGCTAATGAGGAGGGTGAGGTGCGAGGGAAGGCTGGTCATCCACTAGGTGGACCGAAGACTCCGCTGAAGAGTAGACCTAGCCAACCCTCGACTATCCTTAGCTCTGTTCAGAGCCGCCGACATGCCTAAGATAATACCTCCGATGCCTAATTTCAAGGCACTTTGTGTCGCAGATATATAGCGCAACCTAGAGTATAACATAGCACAACTCTGAATTGTGGGTACAGCTATAGATAAAGAGAAGACAGGGGTGGCGTCGCACCACATATGTTACCCTCGATAAGAGACAATAGATCGACAGACCTTGCTATGTTTGACTGGCTGATGAGGCTGATCAGACGTAGACTTGTGTGCTTAGACTTAGCTTCGGTGAGTACAACGATCTCCCACGTTGTAGTTGCTTTGATGGCTTGAGCACACGGTCTGTCGTTCTATTGTGTCTAAGTCTGGCGTCAGTACATCTTCTGCGAACAGCTAGAGATAAAGACAGAGATGACGCAGTGACTAGAGATGACGTGAGATGACGTGAGTTTACGTGAGATGACGTGAGTTGCTCGGACATCTTGGGCATCTGAGAAATCGAAGCAGGTAGTTGCTTCCGCTGGTATGATTGTTTGTCGATATAAACCAATGCGTTAGCATAGTATGAGGGACGCCGTGTCCCAATCCGTTCACTAAAGTTGACCACTTGGTCAGATAAGTTTTCCACTATGTGGAACTAATGTTCCTACCAGTGAACATAGCCTCATAACCGCGAGGGATATATTATCCCCCTCATCACATATGTAACAATATCAATGACTTAGATCAATGACCTCGCATCGCGGGTCCCCTTTGCCCGCATTTGACCCCCCGTACCCCTGTAATCAATGTCGACTTCAAAAACAGGGGTAAAGGGATCGTTGTTGTTGTTGTTGTTAGACCTCTTCGATCAGGGGTCCCCCACGAAAACATAAGCATCTCTGCCCCCTCGCCCTCGACCTCCAAGAAATGGAGCCACCTATGGCCCTCGAATCCGCGACATACATAAGCGACCTCAACGCAGCGAACCCCGCAGCCACGGACGGCCTCGCCCAAGCCGACGATCACTTTCGCATAATCAAGGGCGCAGTGAAGGCCACGTTCCCCAACGTCACAGGCGCTATCTCAGCCACCCACGGGGCCCTCGACGCCGCCGCCACGTTTGCCGGTGCCATCACCGCCTCAGTCGCTTCGATCAACAACCTGTCCAACATAACTGCGACAGCCGACCAGCTTAATTCCACGTCCCTCATTGGCACCCTGCCTGTCGTTGGCACCCTCGCCCAAGGCAGCGTTGTCGTTGGTAACTCTAGCTCTGTCGCCACTGCAGTCACCCTCGGCACCAGCGGAACTGTGCTCACCTCGGATGGCACCGACGCTGCGTGGACAGCGCTCCCCGCCGTATCCAACTTCGAAGCTGGCATGGTTCAGATGTTCGCCAACACCACCGTACCCACGGGGTGGCTTGAGTGCGACGGTGCAGCAGTATCTCGGACGACCTATGCCACCCTCTTTGCAGCCATTGGTACGGCCTATGGTGTCGGTAATGGCTCAAGCACGTTCACTTTGCCTGACATGCGCGGAGAGTTCCCAAGAGGCTGGGATAACTCCCGAGGTGTCGATAGTGGTCGTGGTATTGGTACCAGCCAAGGTGATCAGATGGAGGCGCACAACCACGCGCTACTAGGAAACTCTGGCGGTGCGATTCAGGTTCTATTTGGTGAATCAAATGTTATCGCAGGCATCCAGAACCTTGGTGGCACCTTCTCTAATCCAACAGCAACAATCCAAAATACTGGTGGCACAAGCAACAGCAGCGAGAATCGCCCAAGAAACGTCGCTCTCATGTTCTGCATCAAGGTGTAACCTAGTCATGCCTAATCTCCCTATACGTGGCCTCGGTGTCACAGGGGTAGTCACTGACGTCGAGCCATTTAACCTGCCCATCAACGCCTTCGACAGGGCCCTCAACGTTCGCTTTGCAGACGGCGCAATCTCCCGTTCCCCCGTATTCCGCACATTGTTGTCGAGCGTATCCTTTGTGCCCGTGCTGGCCCACGGTATCTTCAGCTCCACCGGCTACGACAGTGTCCTCCTTGTCTCAGATCAGTTTAAGCTGCATGAGTATGCCAACGGCGCTCTGACAGACCGCTCTGGTGCTATAGGTGCCCTGAGTGCATCTGCCGAGGCCCCCGTCACAGCCACTGTGTTGTCGGATGTAACCTACGTGAACCGCGAGGACCGCGTCCCCGTCTTTCGCGGCCCCAACGGCACTGACTTCGCTGACCTAACCTTTTGGCCGAACAGCTACCGAGCCAAGGCACTGCGTACTTACGGCGATTTCTTGGTCGCTCTGAACACCACCGAGAGTGGCACCAGCTTTCCCAACCGCGTCCGCTTTAGCGACCTAGCTCTGCCTAACTCAATCCCGACCTCGTGGGACGAGAGCGACCCTACCAAGAGCGCAGGGACCAACGACATTATACAAATGGAGACGCCAATCGTTGATGGCCTGTCGCTGGGGACCAACTTCATCATCTACAGCAACGACCAAGTCTGGCTTATGGAGTTTGTTGGCGGGGCGTTCATCCATAACTTTCGCAAGATCTTCAGTAGCTGCGGCATCATTAGCCAGAACTGCGTAGTCGAAGTCCAAGGCAAGCATTTCGTGTTCGACACCGACGATATCTGGAGCCACGACGGCACCACCCGCGAGAGCCTCGTCGATGATCGCATAAGGGCCTACATCTTTGACGCCCTAGACAACTCAGCCACGCATCATTGCTTTACGTATCATAATCACCCGCTGTCCGAGATATACTTCTGCTATCCAAGCTCCGACGATATGACCACTGATCGCCCAGCCTTTGCACCGGTCGGTGCCAACAGGGCCGCTGTGTATAACTATAGATACAATACGTGGTCGTTCATGGATCTCCCCCACGTAGTCTCAGCGACCACAGCTAACATAAACAGCGTTAGAACTTATGATACAACTTCCCTCGTCTACGACACAGCAGGCGGCACCTACGCATCTCAGGACGCTGGCTTTGATCGCCACGCCATCATGGCCTCCATTGCCAACAACACAGAGGGCGTCAACGCTACAGGCAGGGCCATCACTGTGCCCAAGTTGTATGGCGTTGATCTCAGCGACAACGGCTCACTAAGTCAGCCCCTCGATCCCGTTGCCACTGGGCAGCCGTTTGTCGAGCGTACAGGCATTGACTTGGATGAGGTCGAGATACCTCTCAGCGGCTACAAAGTCATCACAAAGATCACGCCACAGGTCGTCACAGCCAACACTGACAAGACTTTCGACTTCACATTTGGCTCTGCTCCACTTGCCCCTGACGTCCCAAACTATGGGCCCCTTCAGACGCTCGATACTAGCGTAGATTACAAGCTCGATACGCGACAGGGCGGCAGATACCTGAGCTACAAGATGACCGTCGCCGACGGTGACAACAAGGACTTCGCCCTAAGCGGCTTTGATCTTGATGTCGTTGTGACTGGCCGTCGCTAGAAACATACATACATACATACTAAAGGACTAAACAAATGTCAGCTATGTCAGACTACCTCGAAAATGAAATCTTGGATTTAATACTGGGAACCGGAGACTTCGCCCTTCCATCAGCCCGCCAGACCGGCGGAGTATACCTTGGCCTGTCTATCGCCAGCATGGGCGACGACGCCAGTGGCACAGAGCTTTCGGGCAATGGATACACCCGCGTTTTGGTGACCTTCGATGCTGCCAGCGGTGGCACTACGGACAACACTAGTGTCGTAGATTTCCCCACCTGCACAGGATCTAACTGGGGCGCAGTGGAATATTGGTCCCTTTGGGATGCAGCCACAGGTGGTAATATGCTCCTGCACGGTGCCTTCACCAGTGCAAAGACCATTGAGGTCAATGATGTACTCAGGGTTGCAGCAGGCGACCTCGACATTACAGCAGCGTGAGTTAATTACTTGAGCGCCATGAGCGATGTGCTGGAGCTGAAGTTCCTCGATCACATGCTCGGGGTGTCCTCGTACACAGCTCCCACCTCAGTATATCTTGGCCTGTCTACCGTAAATGGGGGCTTTGGCGAGGCAGGCACAGGGGCTGAGTCCTCTTTGGCTCGTCAGGCAATCACGTTCAGCGCCCCCAGCTTCTCGTCGATTGTTAACTCAGCCACCGTCGAGTTCCCAAGGCTGACAGGGTCTGCAGAAACTGTGTATGGCTGGGGCATCTGGGACGCGCAGAGCGGCGGCAACCTGCTTTACTATGGCAGCTTCCAGTCCTCGACCGGCTTGAGCACCGGCGATGCCTTTGCCGTCCCACAAAGCAGTGTTAACATCAGTGTCTCGGGCGTCCTACAGCCCTACGCCTTCAAAGCTTGGCAAAATCACTGCCTTCGCAACACAGCTTGGACAATGCCTACATCTCTGTATCTTGCGCTCGACCGGACGGGTGCCACAATTGGTCCTGCCTCGGCCTCGTTTTCAGTTCTAGGCGGTGGCACCTTCGATGAGCCCCGCTGGCACGATTGGAGCACAGGCACAGTCACGCAAAACAGCACGGGTACCGCTGATCAGCAGAACGCCAAAAGACGGGCAGGAGTGATCAATGGCTCAGGAGAGACCTTCGGGGGATACCAACGCTGTCGTATGGTCTATGACGCCGCCAGCAACGGATCTGCCAGCTTGAACTACTCAGTCACCCGCGACGATGGCTTGTGGGACAACGACCAAGCTCGGGACAGTAACTGGGATAGCACCAACAACCGGCGGCAAAACTGGGGCAAAACAGAGTTACGCAAGTGGACCGACCGCGTCGAGTTTCCAATAGCGGGCAACGACTACCCCACAGTCGGCGCAGCATCCACGCCGCCTTATGGCAGCGGAGTCAGCTACAGCGCTTTGCACTCTTGGGCCGCTCTAGTGTGGTCTGGGGCTACGTCTAGCGTCGTC